ATCTATGGCCTATATTTATTGATCCAACAGGATCTAATAATGTTGTTGATGAATACCAAGGTATAATGAAACCTGATGCACCTAAAGGTGTAAGAATTGATCTTAAACCAGGTGATATGATTATATATTCTGGTTGCGAATTAGAGCATTGGAGAGAACCTTTTCAAGGCAAATTATGTGGTCAAGTGTTTCTTCACTATAACCATGCACAAGGACCATTTGCAAAGTCTAATTTATATGATAAAAGACCTTTGTTAGGTATACCTAAAACTCGTTGATTCTCAACGCAATCTAAGATAATCTAATTAAGATAGGAACATCTATGTTACAAAAAATGAATTTTTTGCCTGGATTCAATAAACAATTGACCCCAACTCAAGCCGAGGGACAATGGATCGATGGCGACAATGTACGATTTAGGTACAACAGTCCTGAAAAAATAGGCGGTTGGTTACAACTAGGAGAAAACGATATGACTGGTGCAGCGAGAGCTATGCATCATATTGTTAATAAATCAGGAACTAAGTTTTCTATTATTGGTACAAACAGAATTTTATACGTTTACTCAGGTGGTGTATTTTATGACATACACCCGATTCGAGCAACTACAAGTTTAAGTAATGCTTTCTCTACAACAAATGGGTCCGCTGTTGTTACTATAACATTTAGTGGCAACCATGATTTAGTAGCAGGTGATATTATTTTATTAGATAATTTTACAGCTATTACAAACTCTAATTATTCAGCGACAGATTTTGATGATAAAAAATTTATGGTTACAACTGTTGTATCTTCAACAGCTATTACTGTTACAATGCCATCTAATGAAACAGGATCAGGTGCTACAACATCTGGTGGTATAAGAGTACAATCTTATTATAGTGTTGGACCAGCAGAACAAGCACCAGGATTTGGTTTTGGTTTAGGGCAATGGAGTGGAACAGTATCTGGAGAAGCTATTACAACATTAAATGGTGGTATCAATGCTGCAACAACTACAGTAATATTAGGTGATGCATCTTTATTTCCATCATCAGGAACAAACTTTGTTCAAATAGGATCAGAAGAAATATCATACACAGGAATTGCAGGTAATCAATTAACAGGTGTTACAAGAGGTGTAAGAAATACAACCGCAGCAATACACAGCAATGGTGTGGCAGTTACAAACTCATCTGATTATGTAGCATGGGGTGAAGCAGCATCTGGAGATTTAGTTATAGATCCAGGTATGTGGTCTATTGATAACTTTGGTGATAACGTAATTGCTTTAATTCACAATGCACAAGTATTTGAATGGAATTCAAACGCAGCTAATGCTGTAGCAACAAGAGCAACTATTATTTCAGGTGCACCAACAGCGTCACGTGATATGTTGGTATCTACACCAGATCGACACTTAGTATTTTATGGAACAGAAACAACAATTGGAGATCAATCAACACAAGATGATATGTTTATTAGATTTTCTGATCAAGAAAATATTAATGACTATACACCTACAGCTGTTAATACCGCTGGTACACAAAGATTGGCCGATGGATCACGAATCGTAGGAGCTGTTAGAGGTAGAGATGCTATGTATGTTTGGACAGATACATCTTTATTTACTATGCGTTTTATTGGTGCACCTTTTACATTTGGTTTTGCGCAAGTAGGTACAAACTGTGGTTTAATTGGAATGAATGCCGCTATAGAAGTAGATGGTGCTGCATATTGGTTATCTGAAAATGGATTCTTTAGATACTCAGGTAATTTAGAAACTATGATTTGTTTAGTAGAAGATTATGTATTTGATGATATTAATACCACAGCGTCACAACTTATAAATGTCGGTTTAAATAATTTGTTTGGTGAGATTACTTGGTTTTATCCAACTCAATCTTCAGAAATAGTTAATAGATCTGTAACATATAATTATATGGAGTCATCATCACAAAGACCTATATGGACAACAGGATCTTTAGCTAGAACAACTTGGGTTGACTCATCTGTATTTGGTTTACCTCATGGAACATCTTATAATGCAACAGGCACGTCTTATGATGTTGTTGGAAATACTGAAGGAGCTACAACATACTATCAACACGAAACAGGAACCGATCAAGTTAAATCTTCAGCAACCACTACAGTAGCAGCTAATATAGAATCTGGAGATTATGATATTACTCAAGGGCAACAAGGTGGAGCGGACATAAGAGGAGACGGTGAGTTTATTATGAAAATAAGAAGATTTGTACCTGACTTTTTATCTCAAAGTGGAAATACTCAAATTACTCTAAACCTAAGAGATTACCCAAATAGCTCTCAAGCAAGTTCCTCACTTGGACCCTTTACAATTACTTCATCTACAACTAAAGTAGATACAAGAGCTAGAGGTAGATCTGTTTCTTTAAAAGTAGCAAATACAGGATCAGCACAAGATTGGAAGCTCGGTGGATTTAGATTGGATATACAACCAGATGGAAGAAGATAATGGCAGGCATAACAGATTTAATTGAAATTTTTAGAGGTGAGACTATTAACCTAAATCCTTTTAAGAAAAGACGTTCAGCTTCCATGAATCCAGGTGGAAAACTACAAGTAGGTAAGTATGCCACAACTTCTTTAAATGAAGCAGCAAACTATGCTTCATCAAAATTTCCTAATGTAATAAAAACTACAAAAATTACTCCAAGAGATTTTAAAATAGGAAGAAGAGTGTTTAATGAAGTTACACCAGATTTTTCAGATAGACCCAACATAATAAAAAAAGTTAATGATAGATTTAGAGATTTTACAAGAGATAGAAGTGGTCGATTAGGTTATAATATTTTATCTTCTAAAAACAAAGGTAAATTAGAAGTAGATGTTTTAAAAACTTTTTTGTCTAATGCAAAAGCTTTGACTCCATTAGCAATGAAAGGATTAACATATTTATCTAGTCTACCTGTTGCAACAATGACTATGTTTTTACAATCAACACCTGCAAATGCAGATGAAGCAAATATGCAGCTAGAAGATTTTGCTAAATTAGCAGAAGAAAACAATATGCAAATGGGATCTATGGATAAATCAATAGAAACTGAACAAAAGGATATATAATGGCAAAAATAGTATTAGCATTTACAAGACCTAGTAAAGAATATAAGAGAGATGTTGCAGATGCATTAATTAGAGACCTTGATGGATTAGTACAAAAATTAAATTCTACTTTTCAACAAGATTTAAGAGAAGAACAACAAAGATTAACATGGTTTAGTTCAGGAGGAAGCAGTGGCTAATAGATACAAGAATGCACAATTTGATTTAAATTCAACTGACAAAATAGATGTTTATACTTGTCCATCTAACTCAAGAGCTATTATACAAAACATACATACAGCTAATGTAGGAGCAGGTAATGTTGAAATAAAAGCTTTTATATACGATAACTCTGTAACAACTAGTTTTCAATTTGCAGAGCATACTGTAAATACAGGTACTTCTAAATCTATAGCAGATGGAACTATTATATTAGAAGAAAGTGACAAACTACAACTGCAAGCAGCTACGGCTGATGTTTTTGAAGGTACAGTTGCAATATTAGAATTTGATAGAACATAGGAAAAAATGACAAATAAAACAATAAATATAAATGGTAAAGACTTACCTTTGGTGGAACCTACGGAAGTTATTATAACACTAAAAAACATTAAAACAGGTGAAATATATAAGAACGAAGAAGCAATAAAAGCAGCTAATTTATCTCCAGAGGAAGTACAAAGAGATGTATTAGTTAAGATGCCAACGCTTGATTTATTTGCAAAAAGCAAGTAAGGTAGAGTTTTCAGGAACTATAACCTGCCTTATATAACAATTTAAATTAATTTATGACTATATCCAGAGCACAAATGCGTAGAGAACTAAGAGCCAATGGCGGTATCATGGGTGCTGTTCAAAGAGAAAAATTCGGTTTAGGTAGTTCTCTTAAAAAATTCGCTAGAAAAATTATTCCTAATGAAATAGCAGATATTGCAGTTAAAGCTGCACCGTTTGTAGCTCCTTTTAATCCTGCACTTGCAGGAGCAATGTCTGGTATTGGATCTTTTGATCAAACAGGTAGTATATCTAAAGGTGTTAAAGCAGGACTTATTAATTATGGTTTAGGACAAGGTGCTAGATATTTAGGTGGTAAAGGTTTTCAAGGCAATCCTTTCGAGGGAGATTTGTTTAGTTCACCTATGGGTGATAAAACAGGTATTGGTAAAATGTTATCCGACAGAGCAGCGTCTAAGGGTGTATCCTTAAAACAAGGAATGTCTCAAAACCCAGATTCATACTTAGGTATAGAAGAATATTTAGAAGCTAATAATCCAGGAATTTTAACTAAAGATCAAAGTTTAAATCTTTTAAAACAAAAAACAGATGTAGTGGCAACTTCTATGAATTCTACAAATCCTTTTATGGACTCTGCAAAAAAACTTATTAGTGGTGATTTTACTGAAATGGGTGAAGGGTTAAAAGAATTAGGTGGTCAAGGATTAAAAGCTGTATTTACTAAACCACATCCTACTATAAAAGGAAAAACAATTTTTGACAAGACTGCAGCTTTTGCAACTATAGCAGGTGGTGCAACTTATTTAGATGCAAAAAGATTAGCTGAAGAAGCAGAATTAGTTGTGGATGGAGATGAGTATACAGAAGATATGTATGAAGCAGACAAAGCTTTTTATTTAGAAAAATATC